CTCCATTAAAAGCAACAAAAGGGTAACAACAATCGGTAGCAATTCCTCTCATAATTAAAATGTGAGTCTCGGAAAAGTTACCACTCATTTCACAAATTGAGATAAGAATATTGTAAGCTGCTAAAGTGACCTGAGCGGGCATACGCGTATCGTATGACTTATAATCGCCTGCAAAAATGCGGTTCTCACCAAAACTCTTCATATGTTTGGCTAATTGATCCCATTCGGGACCAAATGCATTAATGCCAACAGCACACTCAGAATCAATAGGATTCATTGACATGAGACGCAAAGCAGCTAAAAAATACTTGCGAACAAGAAATTGGAGGGAAGTTGGCGCGCCATAAAACACGCGAACCTTATCCTTCGTCTTCTTAGTTGGCTCATCCTTTAATGAAGCTTTGAAAATGGGATATCCTCTCCCACCCTTAAGATAACATTCTTCTAGGCGGGCACACTCCTCACGAATTTCAGAAGTGAGCTCCATTGGACAAGAAACTCCAGGGTGGTCATTTGGATTCAATGCAACCATGTAGTTCTTCTTGGGTCCAGTGAGAGGGTAACCAACAGCAGTATTGGAAACCATAGCATCGATAAAACGCTTGCCATCGATTCCACAAACTGTCTCAATGTCAGTGAGTATTCTTAAGTCTTTCTGCCAAATCTTTCTTTTTACGATCTCACGAAAAGGTGCGATGTAATCCTGACACGCCCATTCGAGGGCAGCACCAGGCATATCTAAACTTGGATTAGAAACATTTTCTAGATTGACAAAGAATGGTTTCCATGGATGGAACTTGGGTGGTCCCCAAAGATTTTCCCGTCCACAGATTCTGGCAACATCGTCAGAAATAGGGGTGTTTACAACTTCAGAGCGATTGGTTGATCGGCCCCTACAGCTACCATACACACTCAATACACCTGTCATTGGAACGTAATTCACACATGACTTAGGATGTATTTTGTCAGAGACCATGACTTCTACTCCACACTGAGTTTCAGGAAAATTTCCATCAGAATGTGGAACAAAAGTAGAAAGACCTTTGGAATTTAAAAATTCAACAGCATCAATAATATGTTGCTTAATAAGGGCACCACTGGCCCCTTTATTTCCATTACCTGCAAGATGTAATCCTGCAATAACGGATG